GAACCCGGCAGACAGATCAGCCGCGCGATCCATCCGTTCGTCGCCAGGCGGCCGCAAACGCCACGGCCGCCCGTCGCGCCTGATCCGCCGCGATCGCCACGTCCGTAAACGCGAACGTCAGTTTGTCCCCGATCGCTGATAGGCGACGCGCGATCACCCGTTGTCGGAGCATGTGTTGCCGTTTGGCTTTGATCTCATCTGTCCGCATGGTGTCCGATCCTTTCGTTGATCAGCCGTGCGCCCTTTCCGCCATTCGCCGGATCGCCGTCCGGCATTGATCACACTCGACCCATCGATCGAGCTCCCCGGACCGCATCGCGCGCCGCGCGTCCGCCGTGGTGACGTCTCGAGCCGTGATCGCCGCGCCGCAGGCCGTGCGACCGGCAGCGCCGCGTGATCCATTGATCCGCCGGCCGGCCCGCACAAACCCGATCCGTAGATGGCCCATGGTTCGATCTCCGTGTGCGTCTGATAAGTCCGATTATGTTGGGTTCCGCTGTTGCTTCGCCCGGTAGCGGTGTACCGCGGCCCGATTCCGATCGGCACACGTCTGACAACATTGCTTGCCCTCGACCCGTTCCGCCCCGCAGCGACAGCGGCCGGCCGCAAACCAGGACGCCCGCGCCCGCCGCTGATCCGTGAAGTACTCCGCCGACCGATCCCGCTCATATTGAAACTGACAGCGCCGACAGAGGATCGCCCGCGGCCCGCTGATACTGCGCCGCCCTAACACGTCGCGATGATTCCGAGGGAGCGTCCGCCGACAGTCGCCGCGGCAGGTAAACAGATCCGGCGCGCCCGGTTTGTCGAACTCCCGGAGTAACGCCGTGTGCAGCTCGGCGTCCACAAATCGGTTGACGTCGAAATAATCCGATCTCACCGGCGGCCCTTGCGGATCTCCGTGATCGTGATCCCGTACTGCGCTTCCACGAGTTTCTTTTTCAGCCGATAGAGGGGCGTGATCATGCCTTTGACGTCCTCAACTGTCAGGATGCCATCCGTCCCGTCCCGATAGCGAAAATCAGCGATATAGGCCGCGACGATCACCCGGCGCCCATGCGGATCGGTGACGCAGATCGGATATGCCGGTTGCCGCTCGAGCTCGAAAATCAGGCCGGCCGACTCGAGCAAACAGAGCTCCCCGTACCGCGTCGCCTCCGCCTTCGATTGAAATCGGATCCCGCGGGACTCGCCGACTTTGGCACCGAACTTGTGCCGGCCGACGTTTCGCCAGGACCCCATCACCCGCCTTCAACTTTCTGGCGGCCCGCAGTCGCCGTTACAGTTGTTCTAGTGTCTCGAGCTCGAGCGCGGTCCGGACGAGCTCCCGGACGTTGTCTTTGAGTGAATCCGACCAGAACGGCCACCACGACGGGAGGCCATCCGGGGACCGATACGGCGCCGCGGCCGTGAGCATGTACACGATCTGCCGTCGGATCCCATTGCTCCGTTTGGTCCGACGCGATCGGCAGTCCGTGATCGCGTTCATTTCGCGCCCGCCTTCTCACGCTCGAGCATCGCCTCGAGGCGCCGGCGTGTGTTGAAAGCCTGGCCGACGTTCCCGCGGATGCGCCGCGCGGCGACGGCCAGGAGGACCGCCAGGAGGCCCAGAACGGCCAGGCTAGCGGCGATCAGGCGTCCGGCGAGGCTCAGCCCCTCAGCCACGGCCGCCTCGGCTGAGCGCCCGCCAGCCGTTCGCCGGCCGTCAGGAGGAAATCGGCCCCGTAGAGGCCGGCCGCGATCGCGATCAGAATGTAGATGAGCATTCGTCCTCAAAACGGTATCCGAATTGCCGGAGCGCCGATCCGGTTGGAAGTAATCGGCGTTTGACTTCCACGTCGCGTGACACCGTGCAGGCCTCGCGCGGAAATGCCCGCTTGGCCCATCGCCGCGCGTGTCGAATACAGCAGTCAGTTTTATGGATCAGTCCGACACTTGGAACGTGAACCGCGTACGTGTAGCTGATGCGCGGGTTGCAGGTAATGGGTTGCGCGAACATAGGCCCATCTTAGCCAAGCGGTTTGTTACTGTCAACCGCGCACCATTTCAGGTGACGGCCGCCATAGCGCGCCGAGGCCGGCATAGCGGCCCCACAGGTGCAGCGCCGGCGGCCGGGCCGTGGTCGCCGGGCGTTCTCGCGCGCCGCGGCCGCTTTCGCGGGACTCGTGACCCGGCCGCCGAGACGGCCGAGCGCGACCGCGTGAGGATTTTTCGGCATCGCCTTGGAGTCTAGCAAACCGCTTGGCCCGTTGTCAGCCGGCCGCCGGCCGAAAGGTTTTCGCGCAGACGTTACACAGGATCCACCCGCCCGACAATCGCTCGAGCATCCGATCCGCCGTACAGAACGGACAGCGCAGCGCCGGCGCCTCCGTCTCACGCCGCGGCGTCTGGATCGGCCGCGGCGCCATCACGGGGACACCAGGAGGACCGCCCGGCCGCCACTCGCGCTGAGGCCGTCCGGCGTCCCGATCAGGAGGGAGATCCGCGGAAACATTGATGCCGGCGTCCCGGATGGCGTACTTTCGATCGACCAGGTATCCGTCGGCGTGATCGGAATGCCCAGGCCGGTAATGTTGCCGGTCGCGCCGGTACTGCTGATCGTCACGGTCGCCGCGGTCGGCGCGCCGTTTTTGCGGAGAGTAAACGTGTAACTTTTGCCGGCCGCGGGAACCGCGCTTGTCTCAGCGTACAGGGCTGTGACATAGATCGTCGCGAGGAGCGGCCCCGGATACGATCGCGCGGATTCCGTTGCACTCCAACTGTCGCCCGTCGCGTTGCAATTCGACCGCGGATAGGAATAGCGCGTCCCGGTATTGCTCGGCGCCGTCGCCGTGGTCACACTCGCGATCATCCCCTGATCGGCCGTTGTCGGGACAAAGACGATCATTCCGGTATCCCACGTGGATCCGGTGGTACTGGTTGCCGGGCCGTACTGCACGGACAGCAGATCGCCGGCCGCGACCGCGAGGGAAAACGTACTGTTCCCCGATCGCGTGCCAGAATTGATCGTCACCGTGGTGTTCGTGGTCCCGCCGGTCCCGTCCTGTTTGACGCCGTTCAGGACGAGGCTGTATTTGAACGATCCCCCGCCGGTCGCATTGGTCCGCGTCACGCACCGCATGGCGGTTACGGTCCCCGGCGAGCTGACGGTGTGCCGCGTACCATAGGTGCCCGCCGGTTCTGAACTTGTTCCGGAGATCACGCCGTTATCCGGCGAACTCAAGATCAGTTCCGACGCGAATTCGTGGATATTCTCGCCGGCCGTCGTTGGGACGAACTCCATCACGCTCCGGAAATCAGCGGCCGCCGGCGTCCCGCTCACCGTGAGCGCGATCCGGATCGTGTCGCCGGCGGTGTAACTCACGCTGTTTGTCGGATCGGTCCCCTCCGTCGCCGTCCCGCTGATCGTGATCGCGAGCGCCGTATTCGCGTTGTTTTTCTGGAGTGTGAACGTGCGGGAATTCCCGACACCCGGCGCCGTCGCGAGCACCACTTTCCAATTCCGCATGTCGCCGGCCGTCGGCATTTCCGGCGAATCCGCGGCGTTCGCGAGCGACAGTGACAGGCCCCGGACCGCCGACACGTTGACGCCGGACCCCGACACCCCATGCACAAAAATCTGTTGAACGCTCACCCTTCGTCCACGGTGATCTCGATCGTGACGCGCTTTAGGGACGTGACACTATCGACCTTGAAGGCGAGGACGTCACCGGCCGTGACGGACGTCGTCCAGCCGGTTAACGTCGAATCCTCACTCTTGATTGCCGAGCTGATCGTCGGTTTCGCGGACGCCGTGATCGTGTCGGCGACCGTCGGCGCGTAATTGCTATATGTGTCCTTCCAAACGTCGATCACGATCGATCCGGACGTCACGGAGGGATCCGAGGACAGGAGACGTACTTTAGTAATCGTGCCGGTCGCCGGGACACTGACGAACCCTGCGATCCCGGTCGCGATCACCGCCACGCCGTCGCCGATGATCATCCCGATCACGCGCTTGAGTGTCGACGCGCTGTAGACGCCGGAGGCCGCGTGTACGTAGCCCGTGCCTGTCGCGCGCTTGACGAGTTTCCCCGTCGTACTGTCGAACAGGACGATCTCTGCGTCGACCGCCGAGGACGGCCCGACGACGTCCCCCACGGCCGGCGCCGCGATCGTCAGCGTCGATCCGGCGCCTCCATCCGTCAGTGTGATCCCGGTGCCGGCCGTGAGGACCCGCTCCGCTGACAGCGTCGCATCGGTGCCGAGCGTCAGATAGGAGGCCCCCGTCGGAGCGCCGCCGCCGCCGCCGGAGGACGCGATCGTCAGCGTCGATCCGGCGCCGCCGTCCGTGAGTGTGATGTTGCTTCCGGCCGTGAGGACCCGTTCCGACGTGAGCTCCGCATGGGTAGCGAGCACGACGTATTGCGGCGTGTTGGGCGCCGCGGCGAGGTTTCCGCGCGCCGTCGCCGCGGCCGCCACGTCCGACAGATTGAGCGATCGCCGCAAATACCGTGCATCCCCTTGCGCCTCCGTGATACCGGATCCGCCGCTCGAGCTTGATCCCCCGGCCTGAAAACTGACGTCATCGATATAGAAACTGAACGCGCCGCCGTTCCCGACGCCGGCGATCCGTACTTGGTTGATCGTGGTCCCAACCGGGACGGCAAAACTCCCGATCGGGATCGCGACCTGCTGATAGACGCCCGTCACGCTCGAATCAAAGCCGAGAAATCCCGTCACGATCGAGACGAGCGATCCTTTCAGGACGCCGCCCGAATAGAGGCCGACGCGCAGGATCCGATTGTTGCCCCAGGCCGCGAGCGATCGAATGTAGAGGACAAGCGACGTCAACGAGGACGGATCCATAGACCCGGCGCCGATCTGCCCTTGCGCATAGGCGCCATTCGTGACAGTGGTTCCCGCGATCGCCTTTGTCCCGGTCCGCGGCGCCGTGGTGGACGCGAGACTGAACCCCGATCCCGATGTCGACCAGTCCCACTCCCCGGATCCACTCCCGAGGTTTTCGGCGTAGAGGACAGTGGCCGTCACACTGGCGGCGCTCGAGGCCGCCGGGACCAGTACGATCCCGAGTTTGACTTGTGTCGCCGGATCCGTGTCCGGTTCACTCGGCGTCGCCGCCGGCGTCCCGGTGACGACCACGACGGCGCCGGCGGTATCTACGGCGATCACGTCGATCCGATCGAGCGTCGCATCCGCCGCCGTCAGAGTCACGATTTGTTCCGGCGCGCTGTAGAGCAGTCCGCCGATCGCATAGGTCGCCGCACTGACCCGAAACGTGTAGGCAGAGATCCACGCGATCTGTCCGCCAGAGATCAGGAACGTGCCTTGCGCTTGCGCGCCGCCAGGGACGATCGCCGCGAGCGTCTCGAGGACATACGCCTCCGACGCGACCCGTTCCCCATTCACGAGCATGTGCCCATGCACGTGAAACGTGTTCGCGTCACCGTCCGTGTGATCCTCGCCGTCGAGGCCGAAACTGATCGCGAGCGGCGCCGTGACGTCCGTATAGGCGCCGGCGATCATCGATCCAAGAATCGCCCGCGGCCCTTCCGCGATCGCGAGATACAAGATCGCATCGGCGACTCCGGACACACTCGAGAATGCGATCGTGGCATCCGTCGACGTGACGGCCGACACGGTGGCTTGGAGCTCCACCGATCCGGAACTGGCGGCCCGTGTCTCGAGGACGAGATCGGTATAGGTCGCCCGCCGATACACGGAGGGATTTGCGGCATCCACACCGCCGATCCAGATCCCTCCGCTGTCCGACCCGGACCCGCCGCCATCCGTCCAGGCGCCGAAGGCCAGGCCCATATCGGCCTTATTCGCGCTGGCGGACCCTTGCAAGGTTTGCAGGATGATCCCGCGCGCCTGAAATCCCGGCGTGATCGTCACGTTGCCCGGTGACGTCGGCGCCGCCAGGGTCCCGAGCGCGAACCGCACGCCGGCGAGCGCGAGAATGTGTTGGACGGGTTGATGTGTCAGTGTGCCGGCGTCGCGCGTGATCGTGAACCCGTTCCCGGACGCCGCCGTGATCGAGGCGCCCATAAGCTCCGTGCCGCCCGACAAGTTGGCGAGGCGCACCGACGAGACGCGATCGGTATGCTGCCCGCGGTAATTGTCCGCGGCGCCGCCGGTACCCCGTCCCAGGGTCCAGCCACAGATATTGTCGGAGGCATTCGAGAATCCGAACCCGTGAATGGATCCGAACGGCGCGCCGAAGCTGTAATCCCCGGTGCCGAATTCGTCCGCGGCGCCGCCCATCACGATAAACGCCGTGGGTGCAAACCCTAACCCCGTGACATCGATCGTTCCGCCGCTCGAGACGTTGATTTTTTGCTGGACAAATCGCGCCTCGATATCGCCGCCGAGGACCAGCGCATGATAGAGCGCCGCGGATCCGTCGTTCGTGATCCAGTTGATCGAGAATCCGTCGGCCGTGAACGCGACGAACTGGCCCTCCACAGTCGCCGCCGGATCGGCGCCGGACGTCGCGCCACTTTTCCATGCGATCCGGTTCGTCCGTTCCCCTTGCGCGGATGTGGTCGCCGCTTCGCCGCCCGGATGATGGATGAACCGAACGGATTGTTTGACGCCGTCCGTCATCCCGAGGCCGAGCGTCGCCGCCGTGGTCGCGCCGGAGGCCGTTTGACCCGTCGACCAGAGGAGGAGCGCTTTCCCCTGAAATCCCACACCCGTGATCGTCTGGACCCCGGCCGCGGTCGCTTTCGCAAATTGCAGGTATTGCGAGGACAGCACGGATCAGATCTCCGCATCCGTAATGTGATTGTCGTACCCGAACACTTGGCAGGACTCGAATCCCCCTGTGGCCGTGATGGCACTGCCGCCGCCGCCGACCACGATCGAGTTTTCGGTTTTGTAGTACAGGAAATCGGCGTCGCCGCCGAATCGGCCGCCGTCGTTGTACTGCACGGCGCGATTCGGCCCGCCCGGCCCGACCTGATGCACGCCGCCCTCACCGCCACTCGAGATTCCGGACGTCTCGCCGGCCTTGTCCCCGAGCCAGTCTTTATAGAGATCGCGCCATCCGCGGCGCCCCAAGTTGGTTTCGGCTCGGATCTCCGCCGTGATCTCCCGGATCAAACGGTTCTGACTGTCGCGCGTGACGACGTCCGTCAGGATGGCGGCGCCGGACAAATTCCGCGCCGGGACCGTCACGGTTTGCGTTTGCCCAGGCCGGAGGCCTTGCTCGAATGTTTTATAGGTGAGCGTTTGCGTCGCCGTCAGCGCTTGCGCGAGATAGCCCTCCGCGAGACTTTGCGCGGTCGCATCCGTGGGCACTGAATCGACAACTACGACTTTTTCCCACAGCCCAACCGCAGCCTGTGAGGCGAGATCGTCCGCTTGCCCGAGGCCCTCAAACGTCCCGTTAAAGATGATCTCGATCAGCGATCCGAGCGCCGGCGTCCCGATATTCCGCGTGATCGTGTTCGTCCCGGGATCGTAGGTCCACATCGCGGCGTCCGCGTCGCCCGTGACGTTCAAGGTTTCGTTGGCGTCCTCCCCCGGCGTAAAGACCCCGTCGGCCGCATAGGCCACATACCCGCGTGTGGCACTCGGAACGTATTGGAGCTGAAACGTCGTCGCCGATCCGTCGCCTGTGAACGATTCGAGGTGATTATCTTCCTGTTTCGCGGGGACCTTCACGATCACCCGGTTCGCGAAATGATCGCGCCGTGGTTCGACTTCGATATCGCCGACGACCTCCGGGAGCAGGTTTCCGATCAGATCGAACGGCGCCGCGAGTGTCGACGGTTGCGCCATACTCAGGACTTTGAAACTGTCGATCGTCCACGCGAACTGCTCGCCGAATCCTGCCGTCAGCGTCGATAGTTCGTTGAGGACCTCCGTCAGCGGACGATAGACATAGATGAGCTCCGGGAGCGTCGGCCCGTCGACCTGTCCGGCGTCGAGCGTCACGCCATATCCGGCCAGATAGCTTGTCACCACGATCAGCGCCGCTTTGAGGGTCCCGGCAGGGATCGTTTCGTTGACATACCGGCGATCCGTGTACGCGGTGAAATCCCCGGCCGATACGATCGTCTCGATCGCCGGTTTGGCGCCGCCGTGAAACCCGCGTTCTGTGACCCGTTCGACCAGGCCGCCGAACACGCGACCGCCGTCCTCCTCGATAATGACTTGCGCGTCCATCGCAGGCCGATAGGTCCCATCGAACGACACGATCGCAAAGGCCGCCGTGGTCCGGCCGTTCAAGGTTTCGGAGAGATGCAGCGACCCCGCGCGGATCGCTTTCGGGACGCCGGCGATCGTCAGGGTCCAGATCATCCGAGGCGATACCGTTGCACGACGCCCGGGAGATGTGGAACGAGAAATTCCGCCGCGGCCCGGCCATCCTGTTCAAAAATCACGCGCATCCCCTCGAGCGCCGGCGTCAGGCCCCCCGACAGCGGCACGATCGCTTCCGGTCCACGCTCGCCGATAAACGCGAGGGTTTTTTTCATCACGATCCCGCCGTCCCCGAGCGCCGGGATGCCGGACGTATCAAACCCGAATTGGATCCGCGGATCCCCGGTCGCGAAGCGGTCCCAATCATCCGGGAGATCGAGCTCGACCGGGACCGTGATCGGCGGGACCTTAATCCGCCCGAACGTGCCCGCGATATCGTCCGCGGCCGCTTTCGAGGACCCCGCCAGGCCGGACAGACTCCCGCCGACTTTGGTTTGAAACGCTGCGCCGCTCTGTTGCGCGGCGCGCGTCAGTTCGTTTTCAATGAACCGCGCGGCGTCCGCTGATTGCTTCCGGAATACCTCGCCCATCCCGTTTGCGGACTCCTTCGCCGCGATGGGGATCTGCGTCAGGATCTTGTCCCTGAACCCATCCAGCGACGGGAACGCTCCCGTGATCCCTGTGGAGAATGCCGCGCCGATTGTCGCGCCCGCGTCCGCGGCCGCCGGCGGGATCTGCGTCCGGATCTTGTCTGCGAACGATCCCACGGAGGCGCCGGCCGCATCGACGCCGGTACCAAAGGCCGTGCCGATCGTTGCGCCGGCATCGACGGCCGCGGCCGCGGTCGCCCGGATGCCGTCCGGGATCTTGGCGCCGAACGTATCCGCGATCGCGAGGAGGACCTCGAGGGTTTTCTCTTGTGTCGATTTGAACTGATTCCCGACGATCCCTTGCGCCTCGGCCTGTTTGAGAATCCCCTCCGTGGTCGCATCGGTGATCGATCCGAATTGCTGCTCCGCCTCAAATAGCGCTTGGAGTACAGGTTGCGACAGCGCCAACGCTTGCGATAGATCCCCGCCGTGATTCGCCACTTCCTGCAGCGATTGCCCGATGTCGGCCGCGAGCGCTTGAAACCCGGCCGGATCCAGATCCTTCGCCTCGAACAGGCCCCGGAAAATCTGTCCCGACGTCTGGACGTTTTGGAGGAACGGCCCGGTGATCTCCGAGTTGATGAGATCGAACTGTCCGAGGAGCTTGTCAATAACCGGCGTCGACCCGGCCCCGAACTCAGCGACGCCGGACTTGAGCGCTTGGAAGGACGGCGCGAGCGCTTGAATCGCGGCGAACCCGTCCCCGGTTTCCTTGACGATCCCCGCGAACGTCGACTGGACGATCACGCCGAGGCGTTCAAATTCCGGTTGCGTCCGCGCCGCCACGGCCTGCAACTGCCCCTGCAGATCGGCCAGTTTCTTCCCTTCGTCCCCGGTGAGGAGCTCCGGCGGACGGCCGGCGAGCAGTTGCGTCCGTTGTTCGATCAGCGCCGCGAACTGATTGGTATAGAGCGCCGTCCGTGCGTTGACCGCCGTTTGCGCCTGATCTAGGCCTTTGAGGTGCGCCTGATAGGCCGCGAGCGCCTCATTGACATCAGAGACCGCCCGCGTGAATTTGTCCGCCTCGACCGTTGTAAACGCTCGCGCCAGGGCCGCCGCGACCTCCGGTCCGGCCCGTTGCGCGAGCGCGCGGATCTTCTCGAGGCCGCCGAGCTGCGCCTGCAGTTGCAGTTGCGAGGCCCGGACGCCGCTCTGCTCGACCTCGAGCGCATTGGGACCGATCGCGCCGCCGAGGAGGCCCGCCGATAGGCCGACGGCGCCGCCGACGGGACCGCCGAGCGCAAACCCCTGCAGGCCGCCGGCGATCGCCCCGGAGATGGACCCCGCGAATTTGCCCATTTGCTGCGCGAACTGCGCGCCCTGTGCAAACGCGACGAGACCTGTCCCGATGTTCCCGGCGAGCCGTTCCCCGATCGTGATCGCGGCCCCGCCGTCCGCGGCCCGTTTGGCGGACTCCGCGAACGTGTCCACAAAGGCCGATCCGAGCGCCGCCCCAAACCCCGCGACCGCGCCGACCGTGTTCCCGCCCTGTAACGCGGTGACTGCCGTCTCGAGCGCTTGTGGCAGGTTATGCGCGAATTCCGCGGAGGCCCGCTGGAAGGCGTTGGAAAATTCCTTGCCGGCTTTCTGCCCGAACAGCGCGAAGGACGCGAGCTGGCCCGACGTGAATCCGATCCCACTCAGGCCCATTCCGAACCCGGGGAACGTCCCGATCACTTGATCGATCTGCCGCCACTGCCGCTCCACGTCGGCCCCGAATCGATCTAAGCGATCGCCGATCGAACGAATAGAGTCACCGGCGATCTTCGCCAGTTCCTTCATTTCGTCCTGCATGTCCTTCGTACTGAACGCTTTCATCCGGCGATCGAGCGCGTCCACGTCCCCGACGATCGTGAGGATCTCTTTTTTCGCCGCCAGGGATTCAAAGGCGGCCGCGACCCGTTCCACGCTTTCCTTGATCGCGATCTCCCAGACGTGCGCTTTTTCGGCGGACTTGGCCGCCTCCGGGCCGAAGAGATCCACGAGTTGGGACAGCGTCGCGCCGTGCGCGGCCGCCCGATCGATCTGTTGCGTGAGCTCCGCCAGGCTCTTAGTGAACGATTTGAACGCCTCCACACTGTCGGCGTCCGGCGGAGGCGGGACCCCTTTCAGCTTCGCCCGCATCGCGTCGGCGGCGTCCGCGATCTCGGATTGGATCCGCGCGAACGTCGATCCGAAATCATCCCCGGCGGACTTGGCGGCCGCGGCGATCCCTTGTGCCACGGTCCGCACGGTTGCGCCCGCGAGCGCCGCGCCGGCCGCGACACTGTCCAGCGGTTTCCGCAGGGCCGCCAGGTTTGCCTCGAGCGCATCAAAGGCGGATTGATGTGTCCCGCCCCCGAGCGCGAGGTCGAGCGCCCGGCCCACGGAGATGATCGCCGGCGCGAGGTCGAGAAAATCTTTGGTTTCCTGCGTGACGCGCGCCGAGATGTCGACGGCCCACTGCGCCACGCCGTCGACCATCCGCGCGAGGACCTCGAGGAGGTGCGCGGCCGCCTCGCCGACGAACACGACAAACCGATCGAAGGCCTCGCCGGCGCCCTTCGTCCCGGTGACGATTCCCTTGACCGCATCCAGGAAAATCCCGCCGAACACTTCGGTAAACGCGACCGCGGCCGGGAGCAGCTTGGCGCCGAGCTGTTGCGTGAGGCCGTCCGCCGCGGCTTGAATCGCGCCGAGGCCATCGTGGAAACGGTCCGCCGCGACCGCCGTCCGCGTGGACATCACGATCCCGAGATCGTTCGCTTGATCGAGGAGTTTTTTGATCCCGTCGGATCCTTCCGCCGCCAGGCTCGCGACGTCCTTGAACGACTTCCCGAAAATCGCGACGCCGGCCGCGGCGCGTTGGCTGGCATTCGGGAGATCACCAATCGCGCCGAGGATTTGCTGAAAGGCTTTTTCGGGCGCCTCGCTTTTGAGCGTTTGGAATGACAGGCCAAGACTCTTGACCGCCTCGCGCGTTTTCTCCGCTCCGGCGCCGAGGTTTGCCTCGAGCTTGAACACGGCGCCCGTGATCGACTCGAGCGACGTTCCGCTCTGTTGCGCGGCGAATTTGAACCCGGAGAGCGCCTCGACACTAAGGCCGGTTTGCTGCGCGAGGGTGAAAAACTGATCGCCGAGCTCCGCGGTCTTTTTGAGCGCCTCGTTCGCGGTCCCGGCGATCGTTTCGACGCCCGCTTGGACCGCCTTAAACGCGACCGCCGCGCCGGCCGCGGCCGCGGTGACGCCGACCACGGCGACGCCGATCGTCCCAACGACGGATCCGAACTGCGAAAACGCCTTACTGACGCCGTCGATCGTCCCGGTGATCTTTGCCGCGAACTGATCGAACCCGCCTTTAAAGTCCTCGACCGTTTTGGTCGCGTCTTTGAATGACGTCTGGAATTCGGCGAGTTGCGCCGACAGGCGGACAGCGAGCGTCGCGATCGGTCCGGCCATGTGTCAGCGCCTCCCGTACCACCAGAGGACCGCGAGGCCCACGAGGAGCAGGGTCCCGGTCCCGACTTCGTCACAGACCGCCGGCGCGCGGCGCGCCAGCCCGGCGACCGGGATCGCGGCCGCCATCCACAGGCCGGCTAGGAGCACCAGACGACGGATCACAACGTCCGACCGCGGGACAGATCCCGCTCGAGCTTGGGACCGATGTCGCGCATCCGCCGAATGAACGGATCCCGTTCCTGTTCCGCCGCCGGCCGGAACATCGGCCGCGCCGGCATCCGCACCGTACCGTATTCCACAAAGCGCCAATAGACCTCCGGTCCCGGCCGGCCGCCGATCCCGAACCCCGGCGCGATCCCAACGCGCCCGGCCGTCCCCGTACTCTTCGACGTGATCGCCGCGCGTAAGCGGCCCGTGAGGCCTCGAGGCGCCCGCGCCCGCGCCGCTTGTTCCACGGCAAAGGTGGACTTGGCGATCGCGTCCGCGGCGAGCGCTTTGGCGGCCTCCGGGACCGCGGCGATCGCCCGCTTCGTTGCCTCGAACCCCTCGAGGGTCGCCGTTACTGTAGCCACGGTTTGAGCGGATAGCGCAATACGGCCCCCTCCCATCCCAGGACCCGCTCGGGACTCGCCGGCTTGGGATCCTTGTAGCTCACCGTGAGAAACGCCTGCAGGCCGACGAGCCACTCGAGGCGGTTTTGTGCGCGACGAAATCCCGCCTCTTTAAGATAGAACTCACGGACCGTCAGCGCACCGAATTCGGCCGGCGTTAACCCGAGCTCCCCGAGGCCAAAGGGTTCAGCCCACTCGAGCCACTCCGCGAACGTCGCCGGCCCCGTCAGTTTCCCGCGTCGCCCTCCGCCGGTGGCAGTTCGTCCGCCGATCGAAATAGACCCGTGCGATCGAGCGCCTCCGACAGCGCGTCCGCCAGGACCTTGATCCGCTTGCCCTCACCGCCGGCAGACATCGGCCGAATGTACTGATCGAGCATCTTCTCCACCAGGCTGACTGTCAGGCTTTTATCGTCATCCTTTAGCCCGACATAGAGCGCCGCCACGATCGCATTGATCCCGATCTGCGCCAAGTGACTCATAACAGCGCCCGTCGGAATAGATCCGAGTTGGGTTTCGAGCTCCCGCAGTTGCTTGATCCCGAACATCAGATCGCGCGTTTTGCCGCCGAACTCGATCCGTACCGCATCCGTCATCGTGTCGCCCCTTTCCAGAGAGAGGCGCGCCGCCCGTGAGCGGCGCGCGGCTAGATGGCGGGGACCCGGCCAGGATTAGCTCGGGGATCCGCCGTTAAACGTGTCCGTGGTCTCCGACGTGATCGCGATCTCGAACGTGAACGTGGTCACACCATTGACCGTGGAGATCGCGCCCGTGTACTTGCCCGTGTTGCCCTGTCCGTGATAGCGGACTTGCCCGGTCGCGTGCCCTTGCGGCCCGTACACCCATTCGATATCGGTCAGGCCCATCAGATCGCCGAGCGCGTCCTCCGCCTCCTGCGACCACTTCCCGCCGACCGTCAAGCGCTTGTCCTCGAACCCGTAGAGAATGTTTTTCTTCGGATTCGCGACGTCGGGCTGAAACGTCGTCCCGTCCTGTTCGTCCTGATTGTTGGACTTGTTGACACTGTCGCAGTACGTGGAGATGTTCGTACCACCGAGTTTGAGATAGACCTTTTTTCCGGTGATCACAGGCATAGCGATCCGTCCTTCCGCTTACAGGCCAGGACGGCGCGCCCCAGGAGGCCGCGAGCGGCCGGCCGGGGACACCCCAGGCGGATGATCTGATCCGACGGAGGCGCCATCCGCGCCGGCGTCGATCAAAAGACCGTCAATCACTTCGAGCGCCGCCCGCGCAAATAGCGCGATCGCGGTCCGCTCTTGTTGGATCTCGAGTGGCGAAAGTTTCTGATCGCGCATCTTATGCGCGTATGCCTCGAGCGCGTTGATCATTCCGCGGCCGTGCCGCGAGAGATGCGTCAACAGGCCGACGGTTTCAGGCCTCACGGCAACGGCCCGTCGAACGTCTGATCGCAGACGTCGCACATCCAGCGCGGCCCGACGTCGCCGCCCGTGGTGACGTCATGCCGATGATCCTCCGGATGGAGACAGGCCCCATTCGACGCCGCGGCCGCCGTGGTCGGACCGGCCTCGAGCAGACCGATCGCGAGCTCCACTTGCGCGCGAACGATATATAGCTGTTGCAGCGCGGCGTCCGTGTTCATTATGTGGACCCGTTCACGCCGGAAAGGTGCGCCCGGAAGATGATCGGGAGCGACCGGACCGCGAGGCCGCGCACCGATTCTACGAGGACATCTGGGAGGATCTCAAAGGCGATCTCGACTGTGCCAAATCCGGACACCGGGAGATCGGCATCATCCAGGCGATCCTTGATCAGCGTCCCGAGCGCATAACACTCGTCCTCATTTGGTTGACTGGACACGGGTTTCACGTGGAATGTGCACTCTGATCCCCCGCCAAACTCCCCGAACGTGAGCAGCGGGATCTCTGTCGGCGCGCCGACCGTGACATAGGGAAACGCCGCTTTTGGCGGAACCGCCGTTTCACCGTAGACCGCCGGACCGGATCCAAACCCGGACGGGACGTCCGCGAGGAGGGACGTCAGCGCGGTATCCGCTTTCAGACTCGCCACGACGGCCGCGAGGAGCGCCGGGACCGCGAACGGTGACGGTGACGGCATCGCTATTGCGCCTCCACACAAGTGAGCTCGAGCGTCGCATGTCGATTGTCCACGTCGACCACGGAGGCGATCTGCAGCGTCCGGCCCTCGAGGACGACGGTCATATAGGACTCGATCCCCGGCCGATACCGGATGCGGACAACGCTCGCGATCCCCGACTGGATGGCGCCGACTTGCAGCGCCTCGCCGAGCGGCCCGGACGTGATCTCCGCCGGGATGCGCGACGCGACCGTGACCGGCCCACTCGGGACCGTCCCGCCCGTCCCGGATTGCGTCCCGGCCGGCGCGACGATGTCCACGCGCGATCGGAGCGCCCCGGCTTTTACGTATGGCATCGGGATCCCCACGGCGCCTCGAGCGCCGGGACCTGCCAGGGTTTCGGCCGACCGTGGAAACAGACCACGCGCGCCCCCGGCGGGATCTGGCCGTTCAGGCAGTGGACCTTGTACGAGACGAGCGCCGCAGGGCAGACGTCCTGCCAAAACGTGAGCTCCGACCACGTCCCGCCGACAGTAAGCGCCGTTTCGATGTAGCGTTGATCGCCCCCGTACCCGCACGCGCGCATGTACGTCTGCGGATCCGACGTGAATTCGTGATACCACGACGCGACCAGCGGATCGCCGGCCGTCCAGCCCATCACACCGGACCCCAGGCCGCGCGCATACTCCGGCGGACGGCGATAAAAGTCCTCGAGCGCGAGGAACCGCTCCCGGCGCGCCAGCAGCGGCGCGAGCGATCCCACGACCACCGAATCGAGATCGAGATACAACAGCCGGAGGCCGTCCGGAAACAGCCCCGGCCGGAACAGCTCGATCTTCGACCACCAGCCCGGCCAGTCATGCGCGAGCTTATGTGTCAGGACCCCAGGGATCACGGTATCCGTCAGACAGCCGAAGGCCTCACCCGGCGCCCATAGCGCGATCTGCGCCCGGAGCTCCCGGACGTGGTCCGGCCGATACATCCCGCCCGATCGGAGGACCGCGACGATCACAACGCGCCCCCGATCCGTTCGTGGTCCCACTTCCCGCCGCGGCGCCGCCGTTCCGCTTGCATCGCGAGGAATTCCGCCCGATGGCCCTTGCCGTACCAGTTTTCCCGCGGCCCCAGGTGCGCGACTCGGAACGGGACCCCGCGGATCGGCCGTTTCGCCGTGCGCCATCGGTCCATCAGCCGATTGTCGTAATTGCCCGCATGGATCCAGCAGGTATCGATCAGCGGTTCCACGCCGACCACCACGGGATCCCATTGATGGAAGAGTTGAAAATACCCGACGCCGAGAACATCCCCCGGCACGTGCGGCTGTCCGCGATCCTCCAGTGTCTGCGGCGTAGCGTCGAACCGATGGCACCCGTAGAGCGTTCCGACCGCGAGGCCGCCCTCGAGGCGCGCGGCCCAATCGGACGGCGGGACCACGTCCGCATCGAACAGGAGGATCCAGCCGGGATTGCCATTCGTCCGCGCGCAGAGATCCGCGCGAGCCTCCTCGAGCGCCCGGCCTTTGTTGAACGCGGCGCCGTCGAGGTAAAAACTATTCGTCACTACAAGTGTGGAGCGATCCAGCGGCAGGCCGTCCGGCCCGCCTTTCAGGATCAGATCGATCGTGTCCCGATCGCGATGCACGGTGATCACCGTGAGCGACGCGAGGCCCGGGAGCCAGCGCGGCAGGCCGATCGCGAGCTCCGCCGCATAGTCGACACAGACGGTGATCCCGTGGATCGTATTCACGCCGGTTTCTCCATCCACCAGGATCGGTATTCGTTCAGATCCGCCGTGACATGGACCTCGAGGCCGTGCAGCTCCGCGAATTCATTCACGGCCCGAATGACGCCGGCGTGTTCCGCCATGTAATCGTGACCCGCAAAAATCCCGCCTGTGGCGAGCGTCGGCCACCAGGCGTCGAGATCGTCCCGGACCGCAGACCAGGTATGCGCGCCGTCGATATAGATAAACCCCGGCCGATAGTACCCGCCGATCGGCCGCGCGAGCGCCAGTGAATCGCCGCGGATCAGTTTCACACGGCCCCGGAACGGCGCGAGGAGGACCGCCGCCATCATCAGATCGGGCGTTCTGTCGTACGGCATATCCGCATACGGCGCCCAATGATCGACACAGATCAGGATCTCGCCTTTCCAGACCGTGAGGAATTGCTCTGCGAAGATGCCGCGATCGGTCCCGACTTCGATCGCCCGCACGATCCCCCGCGCGTTGCAGAGCTCCGCGAACTGCAGCCGATTCTCGAGCGGATAGGGCGGCGCCTCGATTAAGTCCATACGGGGACCGCTCCCGCCGGCCGCGACGCGAGATAGAGCGACAGCGCGAGGCGCCGGCCGATCGCGCGATAGTCGTAGAACGATCGCGCTTTTGCCGCCCAGGCCGTCGCGGTGATCGGATCCCAGGCCTCGACCGCTGCGCGAATCACGGCCGCGAAGTCCGGCGGATTAATCGTGGAGGGAACCCGGATCAGCGCCGCGTCGATCTCCGGCAGGACATCGTACGCAGGCAGATCGGTAATCACGGTGCAGCCCACGGCGACCGCTTCAATGATCTTCCGGAGCGCAAACCCGTACATGGACGCCGTCGCGACCGAGACGCGGTACCGCGCCAGTTCCCGACAATACGCCGGCGTCACGGCGCCGCGATTCCCGTATCCCGGATGCCGGAGCACGTCCAGACCGAGCGCGACTCGGTCCCGGACGGCCCGCTGCCGCAGCGGATAGGCCATCGACAGCGCGCCCGAGACGACGGCCGGCCGGCGAGTTGCGCCCATCGGGATCCCCGCGAGATCGTCCGCGTCGACCGAGTGGTAGGTGCGAATCAGCGGCACCGTCTGCAGCCACGGGGCATTTTTCCGGATCGAGATGGCATGATAGTACGTGATCGCGGCGTGCGCGCCGACCTCCCGATAGACGTGTTCCTGATAGGCGAGCGATGAGGCCGCGTCCTTCACCACGACGGCCTTAAACGCCTCCGTATCACGCAGCGCCGCGACCCGCTGAAACCCGAGATCCTTCCGGAACGCGATCGGGGACGCCGGATCCCAGTCCCGCGGATCATGCACGACGATCCGCGTCGGCCGGTACCGCGCCAGGATCGTTGGCACATCTAACAGATCATCGAACCCGCGCCCGCAGAGGACCCATCCCGCCAGGTGCAAACCGGACTGGAATTGGTCGCCCTCCGTCGTCATATGCCGTCTATAGTCGACGTTCCCGAGGAGGATCTCCGTCACGGTTTCAGACTCCGGAGGCCTTGATAGTCCGTCGGCCGCGCGGTTTCGGGCGCCTCGAGATCGGTATGCGGGACCGCGGCGATCTTGCGAGACTTGAGACGCCCCGCGATGAGGGGAATGAACGTTTCTGAATAGTCGTACGTCGCCTCCGTGTCGAGATGCCCTAGGCGTCGCAGCGGGACCCCGCATCCCGCGTCACAACACTTGGCGACCTGATCCCCGAACCCCTCCATTCGATTCTTCCACCAGCCCGGGACGGCCGGGATCCCGTGATTCTCGCCACGGATCCCATCGAGCGCGCCGGCGACTTCACAGAAGTACGCGAACGGCGCGCCGTCCCGTTCAAAGACCGCCGCGGACCATGTTCGGTTAATATCGCACCCCTCACGCGCCGTGACCCATTGATCCGGCGTCAGGCCGACGTCTCGCCAGTGGAGGAGGATCGGCGCGTGCCAGGAGGCCCGGTTGCGCGAACTCGGGATCACCTTCCCCGGCAGATAGCGATCCATCACCGCGGCCGCGGCCGGATTCGCGTGCGCGTTGAGATTGAATCGTCCATGCGGGAAAAACGTGTCACGGATGAGCGCCCCGTGTCCGCGCAGATCGTTCGTCCAGATCCCCCGGTGACGTTGATCGGGGACTTCCTCCCGGAGGATCGCCATCAGCGCAGGGAATTCCGGGTGCATACAGGGATTCCCGCCGAACACCCCGCGGATCCCCGGCCAGCCGGCGAGCGATCGAAGCGCAAGGCGAAACACGTCCGGCGCCATGTGGACCGGATCGCGTCGGAAAGGCAACAACTGCGTACAGTTGGAGCACCAAAAGAGATCGCAGGATCGCGAGATCACGATCTGGATCGTGTCGTTGGTTTTCTCCGTGGGCGCCTTCACGGCCGACACTCTAGCAGAGCGCTTCGCTGATTGTCTAGGCGACCGTCGAGGACCTCCTCAAGCGCCGCGCGAGGGAACCAGTTGATCGCGGTCTGCCGCGAGCAGTTGACGACGTCGACGCCGGCCGCTTGGAGTGGTTCAACCAGCGTCGAAAACGCGGCGCGCCAGGATCGAAAAATAAGCTCCGTTGGCCCGGCGCCATGCGGATGATCCCCGTGCCAATGCGTGCGGCCGTCCGGTCCGGCCTGCAGATCGTAGCCGAGGAGGATGATCCGCCGCGCGCCGAGGAGGACTGCGACATTGATCGCCGCGTATCCGCTGTTCCGGCCGTTACAGATCCGTTCCGGATCGAGCGACAGACCCCAAATCCCGGCGTTTTTGAGCAGGATACACCCGGCCGCTTGTGAGGCTTTCGTGCGCTCGAGTGAGAATTTCAGGCCCGGGAACTGCGCCAGGCGATCCGCTTCCCAGTCCCACATGCGCCCGTCTGAGGCATAGAAGGCATCCGCCCACGGCGCGAGGATCACCGACTTGTTGACGGCGACCACGCGCGCCCGGCCGCGGCAGTACTCGACATCGGCCGCCGTCAGACTGGGACCCGCCGCGATACAGACCACGGTTGATCCCGGCCAGGCCTTCGGGACCACGCCGAACGGATTCACGCGATCACCGCCTCGATCCAGCGTCCGAGATAGCGCCGGACCTCCGGCGAGAGATCCGCCGGGACCGGGAGCGTCGGCGCGACCGTCCGCACTTCGTAGAGCTCGGCGAGTTGCGCCATCACGGCCGCGCGGATCCCTTCCGGGACCGTGTCCGCGTCCCAGTTTGCGATCACGCCGAGCACGAGACTGTCTGTGGTCGCGAGCTCGAGGTAATTGATCACGATCGATTGCGCCATTTGCGCGTACAGCGCGATCAGATCGTCTTCGTCGGCAAACGTGACCCGGAGGACAGCTTTCGCCTCCGCGAGCGTCAAAAAGACGTCACCACTTCCCGCCATCAGGCCCCACTTGATACCGATCGACGCCCGGCCGGCCGTCGGCGCCCGGTCGCCCGTCGTTGCCCTTCGTCCCATCACGGCCCCGCGCCGCGAGGAGCGCCCATTTCGTGCCGCCGTCCTCCGGAGGACTCGAGACGGCCTCGAGCGCGACCCAGGAGGATCCCTTGTACACAATCACGTCGCCGGCGTCATACGCCCGGCCGGCCTGATAGGCCTTGCGAAAGATGAGCGCCGGCGCCGCGAGCTCCCCGCCTTCGATCGGCGTCCCGTCCGCAAACACCCATCGGGATCGGCGTTCGTCCAGGCGTTCGATCCGGCACCCCTTCACCGTCCCGTCGCGCCCGGCCGGCCCGATCGCCCCGTCCCGGCCGTCCCGTCCCGGAGGCCCCGGCGGCCCGTCAGAACCACGCGCGCCCGGAACCCCGTCAGACCCCTTCGCGCCGTCCGATCCGGGCGCACCGGGACCGCCAGTCGGCCCCGGAGGCCCCGGGGGACCGACCTTCCCGGCCTCGCCGGCCGGGCCGACGTGACCCATCAGGCCGGCCTCGCCTCGCGGTCCCGGCGGTCCCGGCGGTCCCGGCGGTCCGACCTTCCCGACCTCGCCCGGCGGTCCCGGCGGTCCGGCCGGTCCGGCGATCGCCGCTTTCCTTCGGAGCTCCGCGGCCTCGCCCTCGAGCGCCTTGATCCGCGCGACCAGCGGCGCGGTCGCCGTTTCGATCGCCTCCCGAAACACCCCGGCAAATGCGTCGATCTCGTCAGACGTCAGCGGCATAGCGAATCGCTTTCACTTCCGACAGGAACCGGGATCGGAGATACCCGACGTCGAGCGCTTTGGCGGCCGGGACCGGCGAGGCCTCCGGCGCCGCGGCCGGGATCGCCGGCGACGTTGAGGCCGGCGCCGGCATTTGATCGCGCCTGTTGAGCGCCTCGATCGAATAATCCTGCTGTTGCCGATAGACCGTATCCCCACCCGACACCGGCGGCAGGTTCAGCCGGCGCCGCGATTCGTTGACGGTTTTGATCCCGGTCGCCTCTTTTTCCGAATCGATCAGGGTTTTCGTGTCCATCCGGAGGAGCGCGTCGAGATCGAACTCGATCCCATACGGCCGCGGGAGCTCGAGGCCCTCCGTCAGCAGGGTTTCGGCTTTTTCGAGTTTTTCCTGCAAACAATTCGAGTAGTACTGCGTATCGAGCGCCTGAATATTGTTGTAATTCGGCATTCCGCCCACGCTGATCTTGTGCGGGGGGACCCGGAACGCTTGACAGACCATTTCGGCGGAGAATTTCAACTGCTCGAGGAGTTGCGCATCGTGCGCCGGGATCTGGATCGCCTGATAGGTGAGGCCGTCCCCCAGGACAGCGACCGCGCCGACGTCGAGGCCTTCCCATTTCGCCTTCGCACGGTCCGCCGTCGGTTGCGAGATCGGCCCCGGTGCCGTGAGGATCCCGGCCGGTTGCGAGGCGTTCTGGAAAAACTCGGTAGAGTTTGACTGAATCGTGAGGCCTTGAATCGCCGCCCGGCCACAGGCATAGATCGGCCCGACGCCGATCAGGGGATGCCAGATCGCGAGATAGATATCGTGGATGATCTCGCGCGCCGGGACGATGATCGCGGACTCAATCGCGGCCGTCGGATCCGGCATGAGCGCATAAAAGACGGACGTATCGGGCGCCTGCAGGACCCGCACGCGCGAGGGATCGAGCACGTACAGCCCATTGACCACACCCCGCGCGTCACGCCGTTTCAGGATATAGGCATTCCCCGTGAGGAGTTTACTCGTCTGCCAGTACTCAAAGAGCTGTTGTCGGATCTGAAACCCGTTCGGCTTCCGGAGGACGGGACTATAGGCGGAATTCTCGACCTCTGTGGTGATCCCGTCGGCGTCCGCGATCGTCAGCATCGGCCGGGACTTCCCGAAGTCCGACGCGATCAGCGATACGCACGCAAAGACCGCGACGTGCGCCGTGACGTTTTCGACTGTGCATTCTTGGTTCTGTTGCCAGGCGCAGGCGAATGGTTCCCGTATCACCGGAACCCACGCGCGGCCGCTCCCGCTCACTGGACGCGCGCCGTCGCCGATCGCCTTGATCCGCTCGAGCCCGAGTGTCGACTCGGCGCCATACGGTTGATGCCGGAGCTGCAGTCCGAATACGTCCATCAGGCCGCCGGTTTGCGGGATCGCCGTTTCGGCGGATCCGGTTGCGTGGGTTGCTCGAGTGGCGGCGCCGGCCGCCGGGACAGGCTCACGATCCCGCGCGTTGCTAACTTCAACGCCTCGAGGACCGGGACCGCGAACCGTTCGCCTTGTGCGATGCGCCGCGCGCCGGCGTCATACGGCCGGCGCGCGATCACATAAACGTCCGTGGATTTGCCCACTAGTGAGCGCCCCCGGCGCCCTTAGCTCGGACTGGCGACGCCGCCCCAGTTGACGGACTGGATCACCGCGACTACACCGGACCGCCGCAGCCCCCACGAAATGAACCGCTCGGCTCGGAACGCGACCAGGTTATCCTGCCAGAGGCTCACCAGCGATACGCCTGTCGTTCCGCTTTGCGTCGGCGCGTCGTTCATTTCGAGCGACGCCTCGCGCGACATGTCGACCGTGACCTCGCCGTCGTCCGCGAGATTGATCTCCGGTGCCACGACGGCCACAACCAGGTTCCCGTACCCCGCGAGCGCGAGATAGTTGCTGACGATCACCGGGATCCCTTGCAAGGTGCCGCCATTGATCCCGATCGTCGGGAACTCGACCGCGCCGACCGACGTCCGCATGAGCGAGGCCGCCAGCGCGACGCCCGGCGGCATCAGGAGCACGACGCCGCGCGGATCGATGTTGTCCGTGGTCCCAAGGCCGATCGCGCCGACCGCGGAGAAGAGGCTCAGGATATCCGTCCGGACGTCGTCCGCCGTATTCCCCGCCGAGCTCCCCAGGCTCACGCCGTAGGTC